CCGTAAACCCATGCTCGGATGTTGAATAATAAACCCTCCCCCGCCATGTAGCCCCCACAACCCGCCGCACTTTCACCCGCACAAAACGATTTTCAGCGCCGGAAAATGCAATCATCAAGTGTTTCATTCGCGGAGTTGGGGCGGTTGCATTCAAAATCGAATACTCAGCCTGTACTGTCAAAGTCGCACGGGCACCGATAAAAGATTCGTTCGAGCTTTGAAAATTCCAATCTTCAGTTGTATCAGTCAGTGGGACAAGAGCCCCCCCATCAACAACTTCATCGCTTATATTTGCTGCTATTATTATCAGGTCGTCATCAATTTCACTATCATCACAATTTAAACCATTTGCACTTGAGAGATAATCGCGAACGCACAAAGCCCAATTACTACTATATTCCGTAACTGGTGTTCTTGGATCGTATATTTTTTTACCTTTTACCATCGCCCGTACTTGAGGTAGCCCGGTAGGCCATATTTCGTTTCCGTTGTCTTGAGGCCATGTAAGTTTGACATAAATATAAGCGACCCCGCGTAATCTGTGATTATCTGTCCATAAATTAGAAACAGCTATCAAATCAGGGTCGGCTACCTGATCAGCAGCACCTAGATGTTTGTTAATATCAACATACACATATTTGGAGGATTCAGAATCAAGCAACTCATCATTGAGATAAATATCGCCTATTTCTTCAACTTCGTGTCCTGCCAGAGTTATAACCATGTGGCAATATTGGTTATTATCTCCGCTTGAATCAACAAATACCAATGTTCCAGACGTGAGTACCTCGCCATAAACAACACGCCGCGGGGAGGTACTGCTCCTCACAATATGCTGTCTGGATTGCGCCTCGTCTGTTAGAGCTGCTTTTTTTGCATCGCGCCGCGCTTGTGATGCCTGGATAGATGCAGAGGCAACACTTGCGGCGGCCATAGCAAAAAATTGACCAATCTTCCCCCATCCTGCCGCTTTTGCCGCAACCCCTGCTACCAATGGCAATATTTGAGCCACTAGCTAACCCTCCAAGCAGTAATACAGGATTGTAACGGCCATTTTGACAACCCTTTAGGCCCCACAAAATAGCAACCACCACCGGCACAGATACCAATAGCGTGGGTAGGTAATGCTGGTTTTGCAACCAAATCCCCACGATGAGCATGTAATACTGGTATTCGCTTAAAAAATAGGTCAATGACTCCCAAAACTGTCCCCTCGGAAGTTAATTTAAGCATAATATCATTTGCTTCTGCTTCATCTTTATAGATTTTACGATAATCCGCTGCATAATCAACACCGGTAATCGCTAAAACCATGTCTGCAACAAACAATAAACAATCATTTTCGCCCCATTCAAACGGAGTATCTTCCCGTGATTCAATCGCATCAAAAAGTTTGCTCGGCCAATCTGAAAATCTCGACATTACACCCCCCAGACAATCGGCTTTTCCGCCATTTCAGCAACAAACTCAAACCCCATATCGCCGGGATATTCTGCTTGTTGATCTTCGTGTGTGTATCTTCTGATTCTCGGCCGCTCCCAATCTGCAAGCCTTGATTCAATTGATAAACTAATGGATGCTTCTTCGCCTATCTCAATATCTGCATAATCAACCCGCCCCTTAAAAGCCAATGACGGATCCGCAATCAGGGTATGATCCTCGTTGAGTAGCCCCATATAAACTTCGGCATTTCGCCCCTGATAATGCTGGCCAACAACTAATGATAGATATTCGGGGGGGATTCCAGTTAGTGTTGCTTTTACGCCGGATGGTGCAACATCGTTGGTTTCGTGGATTTCAGAGATATTCCCAAAATTGCCAACCCCTAAATATTCAACCGCATCAAAAGTAAATGAACCTACCCCGGAGTGTACGGCAACTGTGCCACCATCTAACTCTATCAGTAGCATAGTTATCGGCCTCACAACATCATCTGCTAGAGCCGTTTTGGTTAAATCGGTTAAATCACGGCTCATACTATAACCTCCTCGCAAGATATGTTTAATTCATAAATGTTCCCCGGGGTTGCTGTCCACTCTGCCTGGCTATCATCTATTAACCTCATAATACAGGTCGGAGCATCGGTTATAATTGATGTTTCATTAGTCGGTTGCTCTCTGCATGGCGGCTCTATTTTGATAATTGCCTCGCCGCTACCATCGGAGTCGACATCTTCAATAACCATTTTAAGTTCCCCAGTTGCAAATCCTATCATATCGCCAGCCTTTAAAACTCCAGAGGAACTTACCGTCCATCCGCTTGATCCTATCAGCGATGGAGTGTTACTAACTGAGGTATCTACTACCGGGCTACCGTTTACTGATCCCAGCGGGGATTGGTTACTTAGCTCCGATAAGTAAAAACTGCCAGCTCTGCCGCGAAGGCTAATCAAAAAAGCTGTCAGCTCTCTCCGGGTAGCGTCACCCAGCGGGGGAAAGGATATGTCAGCAGCCCATCTAGCCCCGGGTAATTCTAAAGTTTGAGTTGCCCCATTAAGCGGCGACCTAAATATTTGCGTATGGCTGACCAGCCGCCAAACCACAGAGGCGGCAGAAATGCTGGGAAAAGTTAAAACGCTCACTTAATAGCCTTTCTGATCGGGCCGCGCCTGGTTATATCGGAGTACACCTTGGAATATCCCTCAGCAGCACCGCGAGCAACAGCATTTTCTATATCTGCCGATGAAACAGAAGAGCCGCGAGCATCTACAGAGATGTTTTGATTTATTGTTGTTCCGCCGCCCTGTGCTTTTACTCCAAGTTTCCCACCTATCCTGGTTAATGGCATAATTGCTTCGGGGCCGGCCTCACCCATAAGACCAATTCCGCTGGCAAAAGGAAATACGGTCGGAGAGTTTACGACGCCACCGTTGGCGAATGGCTGCAAGCCGGATTTGTTAAAAACATTACCGTTGGCCGATTTGGTAGTAGGATTGAAAAAATCCATAACACCACCCATCAGTGGGGCCACTATCATTTGCTGAACCATCATTTTTGTCATATCCGCGATAACTGAGTTTACAAAATCTTTAAAACTTGCCTTACCGGTCATGGCAAATTCTGTTATCGCGTTTGACATGCCGGAAAAGGCTTTTTCGACATAATCTTTTATCGTTGATATAGGTGCCACATAATCATCAACAACCCTCGGTGGCAGAACGAAAACCGGCGGTTTCACTTCTTGGCTCCACGTCTTCTGTAACCGCTCCCAGAGTGCTATGAGTATGCTAACAGCGTCCGCCCCCTCTTGCTTTAGCACCTCAAACGCAAGCTTAAACTGGCCAGTTGCCAAAAACGACATAGAGGCCGCAAGCGAAGCAATACGATTCCCCAACAGCTTAAATGTTGTCGTAACCAACAAGCCACCCGAAACTAACAATTTAAGTGCAGTGCTTAAAACCAACCCTGCTTCTGCCATCTGGGACGTGTTGAGTGATAATTCATACATCCAACCAACCAGTTTTTCAATGTCTGGCAGTAGCTTGACCATAATTTTATTAGTCATGCCACGGAACACACTACTAACCCTTAAAAACTGATCATTAACCCGTTCAGCAGCCATAGCTGTTTTTGTATCAAAAGTTATGCCAAGCTTCACGGCTTCAGCTTGCATCTCTTTTATTCCAGATGCCCCGGCATTTAATAAGGGGATAAGTGCCGCCCCTGACCTCCCGAAAATATCCATAGCAAGAGCAGTTTTCCTGCTTCCGTCTGCCATCGTGCTAAATCTATCAGCGATATCCATTAGCACCGATTCTGTCCCGCGCATTTTGCCCGATGAATCAACAACAGAAATATTTATTTCCTCAAACGCTTCAAGTGCTTCGCCTACTTCATCCCTGACATCTTTCATATTTTTTGCAAGTTTGGCAGCTGATTTAGCAACAACATCAAAAGTCGTTCCAGAAAGTTCAGCTGCATGATTTAGGGAGGACAACGACTCAACCGACATTCCGATGGACCGGCTCATTTTGACATACTTGTCGGCCAAGATGAGGCTTTCCTTGCCAGCTCTAATCATCGCCCGGACACGAAAACCAGCAACAAGCGCCACGGCAAGCCCTGTTGCCATCCTTTTCATACCCGATACCGATTTCGACACGGTTGATTGTGCGCGGTTCATATCGCGTTGTAACCGGGCTACGTTAGCCCCGATATCAACCATTAATGATCCAATTACTGCTGCCATATCAGTTCGCCCTTGGGAATTTTTCGAACGCTTTTTTTAATTGTTCCGCCATGTCTTCGGGATCAGCCTGACTACGTTTTTGCAAAATAAAAAACGCCCACCACTCAGTTAGCTCTAACGAGTCCATCCCTTCTAAAAGTTCTTTAACGGTTTTCCCCAGCCGCAACGCTAACGTAAAAATAAACATTCGTTGTGGCCGGGTTTCTAGTTTTTTATTGAGTTTTCAATCGCCTGTTCATCCATCCCGTTAATTTTTCTTGCAGCACTTACTAAACGATCCATAGCCGCTGATGATTTCTGCCCTAGTTTTCCAACTTCGCCAGCTGAAAATAAAAGATTTCCGTCTTCATCGATAGCACATTTTGAAACTAATTTGGCTCTTGCATTTACCATGTCTGGTTTTATTTCCTTGCCAATCATCTTAAATGTGCTGGCCTCGTAAGCATCTCGATCAGACGCGGACATTAGCTTAATACGTACAGAGCCGCCCCACTCATCAACATCAACATCTTCGAATTTAGTGTCCTCAATGTTTAAAATTTGATCTTTTGATAGCAGCATTATTAACTCCAAGTCACTGCGCCATTTACGCGCAGGGTAACACTAGCCTTAACAACATCATCGACGCTGCCGGAAACAGAAACATTAGTTACAAAAGCACCAAAAGACAACGTAGTCGTCCCGGTATCCGGTATAATTATTTTAAAATTGCTTTCCGTACCCGCGTTTTTATCAGCGATAATACCATCTTGTGCAGTATCACCAGCGACAAAAATACAATCAAATGACATCGACCCACCGTCAAACAATCCAATATTAAATTCTTTTGCAGTGCTATCAAGGCTTGTGACGTCAATTTCATTCGCCCCGCCATCTGGGCTGGAAAAACTTAAAACTTCCGAGATTGTTGAAAAAGTTTCCGTTTCCTCTCCGTTCCCGCGCTGAACTAATACCCCTTGGGATGTTGTAGCATCAGACATAGTTTTTACCTTTCATTATTAGTTAGCAAAATTCCAATGTTCGTTTACATCGTGGTCGATAAAACAACTTCTGCCCAGATATAAAAATCAACCGTGCATCTGAACAAGTCTGCTTCGTTGTCATACTGGTCGATATCGTTTTCACAAACAGCTTTTAATTCTGTTGATGCTTCAACGGCTTTCCGTAGTTGTCTAGCTGCGTTTTTGGCCTCGCCATATTTTGAACCATAACAAGAAAACTGAAACCGTGGCCGCTCTATGCCGCTAAATCCAGATAAGCTGTTTATTTGTCCGCCGCTGATCCGCTGAATAACGATAGCTGGCATTGTCGCACCTTCCGGGGCAACTAATGGGTAGATTCTCTGCCCGACAATTGCCTCAATCCCTGGATTCGCCGCAAGTTCACTGAATATGGTTTGTTCGATAAATACTGCCATTTATTTGAGTCTCCGCATCCCAGACGCTTTAGCTGCCTTGCCCGCCTCGGCTTCAATCCTTTTTTTTAATCGATCCCTGATTGCTGATATTATTTCGCTGATATTGTCATCCAGCGCTGGCCTTAACCATGGCGTTGCAGGGTATTTAAAAGTTCCTTCCTCCAAAAATCTTCCATAGAAACCTTCTTCGGTTATTCCTACCGAAACAGCCACTTGCCCCGGTATTTTCCGCCCGGCCCTGCTCCGTCGTACAATACTTTTTTTGAGCCGTCCGGTTTTTACAGGGACATTTTGCCTTGCTGCTTTTAGCACTACTTGCCCCCCGGCCTGTGCGGCACTCCTCAATATTTTTCGCTCGACCCTCGCTGGGAATTGTTTTAAGGCTTGTGCCAATGCAGCAAAGCCTTCAACCCCGAATTCTTCAGCCATCAAACGCGCTCCACGGTCATAAGTTGTACTTCTCTGTTGCGCTCATCAAAATTAATAGGAGGTGATATTATTTCAAAAATCCTACCTCCGAAATTAACCCTGTTTTTTGATGTTACCTCTAGGTTGTATGTCGATTTATCGCCGCCAACCTGAATCCACTCGACGTATGTAATTGCATCAGCATCATCGCAAAAAGCAAAATATACACCGGTAATTGTGTTGTCTTTCCAGTCATCCCCGCCGATTACAAGATCGTGCATGTCAGCCTCGATAAAATGGAAATCTCCATCAATGTCTATCGAGTCCATGCCGCCGTAGTAGTTCCCCGTAAACCCATGCCCGGATGTTGAATAATAAACCCTCCCCCGCCATGTAGCCCCCACAACCCGCCGCACTTTCACCCGCACAAAACGATTTTCAGCGCCGGAAAATGCAATCACCAAGTGTTTCATTTGCGGAGTTGGGGCGGTTGCATTCAAAATCGAATACTCAGCCTGTACTGTCAAAGTCGCACGGACACCGGTAAAAGATTCGTTCGAGCTTTGAAATTGCCAGTTTTTAGTAACCTCTGTCTGTGGGGCGGGGTCACCCTCATTAGCCACTGAATGCCTGATTTTTATTTTTGTGGTTATTTCAGAATTAATTTGTTGCGCAGCGAACAAGTCACGCCCGGACAACGGTTCAATGCTTGCAGGAATGTTTGAGTATAGTTTTGTCCATCTTTCTGATTCTGCCCCAAAACTATCCTGAGATAGTGTTACTTGCTCGATATCAACCTTGTGGCGTAATCTCCCGGCTCTCATTCTGTCGCTCCTAAAATCCGGTATGGATACATAAGCCGTTCAGCAGTCATTGGGAGTTTTGAAACAGACACCCCAATGATGGACTCTTCTCTATTTTCGTACATTTCCCCAATTAACAAAAGCATGGCTTGTTTTAAACTTTGAGGCACTGCAACTGCCAACCCATAACCGCAAACAAAGCGAATAATAACCGCAGCCGGTATGTCTCTTGTTGATGGCCACGAAACCGCATAAGCCGGAACGATATACGCGTCATTTAGATTTTGAGTAACAACATATTGATCAGAGGCAAGCGTTTGTTCTACCCCGTCCGTATCATAATATTTTATTGATGTGATAGACCCCAGCGGCGGCAACGGAACAACAATCGGATAAACTCTACCCAAATCGGGAAACTCATCAAGTTTTAAATCCCAAGTTTGCGTAATTAACGCCCTGTTGGTATATTGCTCGACCTGATCACAAGCAGAGGTAATAAGCGTCCCGATTAAAGTATCATCATCATCGGTTGTTATACGCAAATGCGCCTTTGCTTCTATCAGGGTCACCGGCAAAACCTCAGGAGCAGTAATTTGTATTTTCATTTTGCAACCTTATTTTTTCTCGGTCGGCCGACAGCTTTATTTTTTGGAGCGGCCACAACTGCTTTAGACTCCTTTACTGCCTCAGCCCAACCTTCCGGCACAACGCAGTTAGCAAGATCATTAGATAATTCTCGTATTTCACCTTGTTTAAAATCCTCAACCACTGATCCGGCTTGTGATCCTTTAAAGTCTTTTAATATTTCATATTTCATGTTGTCACCAATGGGTTAGGGTGTACAGAGTGGTCATAATTAGTTTCAATTTCTTCCGCAGTCGGAAGAGACGATTTTTCTTTAAATTCGAGATTTATTTTTTTATTGTCTGTCTCGTCCTCATGAAAAATAACATCAACACAGTCGTAACCATAGAGTCTCGCGGCTCGTGTCATCATGGCATCCATAAGGCTCGTAGATTGTGGCAGGCTGATTTTAATTCCTCGTTGGGACGCAACGCCAAGCCAAAATTCAACACACGCTCTTCCTTTTTCTGCATCGTGCGAGTTAGGATAAGTAAAATCGTTACCAAATATCATGAGCTTTTCAACTCCGAGAAAAATAGCATAAGCAACAGCATAGGCGGCGGTTGAATTAAAATAATCATGACCAAATTCGTTTAGTACAGCCTCAAGCGGAAACTCTACCAATCCCGGGTAATCCGGGTGCGCTCTGCTTGTTACAATCGGACCCTTGTGGTTTTTAATCCAATCCAGCATAACTGAGATGTTACTTTCGGGCGCTGATTTTGCCCTTATCTCCTGTATTCTTACGTCGTCCATATGAAAAATTTTATCGCACTCAAAAACACCACCGAGTGCATTGATTCCCCATATTTCATCAGCCAGTTTATGTCTACCGCCGATCCGTTTTGTTACTTCCAAATATTGATTAACGGATGGGCCTAGGCCGAGTATGCAAACCGATTTTAATTTTTCCATTTTATTTTCCTCCTTGACAGGGTTTTTGCCGGTTACAGTGTCCGGCGACAGCATCGGTCAAGGCGATCTGTCTGCTTCATTTTTAACTTACTGGTGCAACGTGCGGATTATACATCACCGCAGCGATACCAACTATTCCGGTAGCGGCACCGGTTGGGACTTCGGTAATTTGCACATATCGTTTATTGCCAACATACCCAATTTTTTTGGCAACGTTAAGACCTGTTCCAGATGTTCTGGTTGTGGCTTGTACCGCAAGACCAGCCAATGCCTCAGTGCCAAGCAAGCTGGCATCTGCTACGGATGTCATTGTCCCGGTAACATCACCCTCTGCAACCAGGATACTCACCGCGTAACCAGTTGCTGCCGCTACTCCATAATGGATAAGAAATTCAACACCGCCATATCCTTGACGGTCAAGAATATCAGATGCCCGACCGGTGCCAGTTGTCCCGGCTGCAGCAGGCGTTAGCACGTGACTTACTTCTACGTTGTTGTGTAGGTCTTTATTCATAATCTTTTCTCCTTTCGGCTCTTAAAATTAACTAGCTGCAAATTTCATCAGCTTGATTGCCTCAAAATTGTAAATGCCACCACCGGAACGCCGTCTGAAATTAAACTTAGTTTTGCCTTTGGCGGTGTAGGGGTCGCGGATCAAGGTTGTCCCAGCGCGGTTTACTACTGCATACGCGCGGGGAATGTTTCCATACGCAATCGACAAACTATTTGCAGCGATAACGGGCATATTATCGTCAATTTCCACTGGAGATCCCAAAAAGCGACCACCAAAACCAGCGAGTGGGTCAGGCTGCCAGAGATAATATGATCCACTTCCGTCCTTCATTTGCCGTGCGGTCGCAAGCGTGGAATCTGCCATAAGAAACACAGCACCCGGACGGTATTGCTGTTTAAGCGAGTGTTGTAGGGAGATAAGATCATCAGCAGGGGCTGATGTTGCAAAAGCTCCAGCGGCGGTTGACGGGATATAACCAACACTACCCCATGCGTATGATGCGTTGGCTACTGTAGTGTAAGCCGTAATCCCTCGCGCCTTGCCAACACCATTTCCGATAGCATATTCAGATCCCAACCCTTCACCAAAACCAATCGCAGCTTCATCGGTGAGGTCTGCAGCTAAATCAATATAGGCATCCTCTAAGGTTTCATTAAAAACCCATGGCTCAACTTCAGCGGTAAAAACTTCTATTTCCAGTCTTGCATATTGTGGAGCCGTGGTTTCTCCGTCGGTTCCACCATCATCAACACGCGCCATCGTCATTCCGGCAGTTTTTACATTTTTCAGCCATTTATTGCTGCCAATGGTTACTTGTTTTGCTAATCTCCCGATGGCAGAAACGGTTGGCACTACGCGGTCGATTGCAAGATCCATCTCAGGCAATACAAGGTATCCGCCGTCGGGATCACTGAGGGTATTCATTGCTTTCTGTTGCATTTCTTTCAACCCTGAATCATCTCCAACACGCAAAAACTCTTTAAATTTCTTAGCATGGGCGACTTGTTCTTCGGTTGGCTGCCCCTCTTTGGGGATGGAAAAGCTCTTAGCTTGCTTAATCCCTTCCGTGTATTCTTCACGTAGCTCGATAAAGTCAGCGTCGATTTTTGCCAGTTTTTCCTGCAAGTCAGCAGGGACGTGACCTTTTTCCTCGATAGCTTTAAGGCGTAGTTCATTTGCCTCCTTAAAGTCCTCAAAATTTTTCGCCTGATCTTCAAGAATCTGTTTGATTTCCATGATTATTTCCTTTCGTTAGCAAAAATTGATGCATATTTTTTACAAAGATGTTCAAGTTCTGTAGTTTCTACATTTATTGTTTTAAGCCTCGACACAAAGCCTCGCGCCTGTGTCTTGGAAAATCCGCCTGCCTCCCGCAAGAATTTTTCCGCATCTGCTAAACTGTTAATTTCTTCAAGTTGTTTTACTGATTGGACAGTTGCCAATTCGTTAGCTGGGAATGTCACAAGGGATATTTCCCATAAATCGAGTTTTTCCAGCACAGATATACCAGTTTTTTTATCAAAAACTGAATCGATAACGTTGTATCCTATCGACATCCCGCTGATAGCTTTTATTTTTAGTAGCTCGTAAGCCTCGGCACCTCTTGAGGTTTTTAATGCAAGCTGCCCCTCAACAAATAAACCATGATCATCTTCAATCGCTCTGGTATATACGCCCACTGGCTCATTTGAGTTATGCTGCCACAATAATTTAGGCATTTTCTTTGCCAAACTATCTACAAAAGCACCCTTTATAACCTGGTCGTCGTATAAGTCAGTATAATCGAAAACCGATCCATAACCGGTAAATTCGCCAGTATCAGAAAGGCTCTTGACCTCAAGTGGAACAGCTCTATAATCGCGCATTTTGATCTCCTATTGCCAAATTGACTGGGGTTAAAGGTATTCCCAAACCATCAATCGGGTTTAAATCCAACAACTCTCTAGCTTCGTTTCTGGTCATGATCCCAATATTTACTAACCTATACAAATATTCAGCAGTATCTTTTAACGCGCCGCGCATCAAACCGGCTGCGATGAATTTTACATAATATCCTGCGGCTCGCGACTGCGAAGTAAGCAATTGAATGTTGAACTCCTGCTCAATCCTTGTATACCACGGGGATAACGTGTGAACAACGTGAGCTAGGAACATCTGTTCAGCACTGGCATAAGTCGCGGTCTTATCTGCGCTGCCGACCATTATCGGCATAACATTAAAAAACCGGCACACATCCTCTATCTGAAATCTTCTGGTTTCGATATGTTGAGAGTCCACGCCGCTCATAGCCATTTGAATAAATTTAGCACCACGGTCTAAAATCATTGTGCTATTTGATTTTTTCCCATTATACTCAGCCTCAATAAAGTCTTTTAGTTTTTTATGTTGCTCAGGCGTTAAATTACCCTCCACGGTATATAACCCGGACGGTTTAGCTCCGTTCGCAAATAAGGTCGCGTGGTTTTCTTCTGCGGCGATTGATAATCCGATTGCTTCCCTGGCTAGGGAAACGGTATCAAGCCCGCCAAGACTATCCCAGGACGGGCCGCGCAGATGCAACATATAATCAGCCGGTATTTCAATATCCGTCCCTTTTATTTTGTATTTTAAGGGCTCCCCAATGTTTTCGGATTTTACAACGGTTACATCATTTGGTTTTATATTAACTAATCCTATAACTTCTTTTTTCAAATCCCTATAAATATAGGAAAAGGAATCGCCAGTTAAAACCATGTGTATCGCAGCAGTCTCCCTCCACCGAAACGACGTACAATATTTACTTGTTTTGGTATGCAGCACATCATAGAGTGGATGCTTATCAGCAACAGTCCGGGAATCCCCGGATATTTTAAAAACTTTAAGCGGCACCTGGGATATACCATTTGCAATAACCCGTGCACACGCGAACACAGTAGCAACCCGCAAAGCAGTATCTATGTTTACATTTTTCCCAGATTTACTCTTGTTTCCATCAACAAGCAACGCCAACAAATCTGCCGGGGTGGTAGCTCCTTTTTTTTTAAATGGCCACATTTTTTAATTTTCCCAAAATGAAGATGAATCGTTCATAAAAACTATTGCTCGGCCGACGGCCATGATTAAAGCAACCATGCCGTCAATTTTATTATCAGCCAAATCTTTGTTTGGATATATGTTATCTTTTTGATCCATTTTAGCCGTAACGTTGCTTGCCATCCATGCAAGTACGGGGTTATTCCTGTGAGCTAGTTTATTTTCCTTAACTAGAGATTCAACAAATTTCATCGGCTCTGAGAAATTCTTGACTGTTGCCCCATATTCAACCATTGGCAGCCCCTCAGCTACCATTCTTGTAGCTATTTGCGTCGCCTGATATGGGTCATAGGGGATTTCCTCAACTGCGTAAAGACTTGCATCTGACTTTAAATCTTCTTCAATATATTCAAAATCTATAATCGCCCCCGGGGTTAATGTCAAAAACCCAAGTTTAGCCCATGTCTGATAGTGCGAGGCATTGGGCCCGCCGTTTTCGACCATATCTTCCGGTAGGTAAAAACTACATATCACTTGCCAGTTTGGGTCTTCTCCGTCCGGTGGAAATACATTAACTTTAGCAGCTATATCAATTTTTGATGCTAAATCCAAAGCAGTAAAGCACCGTCTGCCAATAAGTTCACCTGTTTCAACTCCATCCGGTGCCTGCCCCCATTCCTGCAAATTGATCCACGCATTTTTTGCACCACACCAGATATTACAATGTTTAGTTTTAAAAACATTCTGAAGCCTGGTATTTTGGATTGCAGTGGCTAATTGAGCTAATAAAAAATCTTCACTTACCGACACATTGTAATTAGGATTAGCTTTTTTTAAAGACTCCGGGTCTGTCCACTCATCTTTCTTGTCGAGAGTATAAATAATCCCAAACATTCTTTCATCGTGAATTGTTCCTTTTAAAACTTTAATCAGATAATCTCTTTTTGCATAACAAGGGCCAGCTATATTTACGCCAGCAGTCGTTATAACAACAATCATCGGTTGCTCGCGTGACCCCATCCCTGTTTTCATAGCATCAAACAAAACATCCGTTGCGTGTTCGTGATATTCATCAACCAGCGCACAGCTTGGGGATGACCCGTCGCCGGGGTTCCCAATAACCGGCTCAAACCTGCTGCCATCTTTTTCTATATATAAATTTTTAGCATTAACTTGTATACCAAAAAAAGATTGTAGCTCAGGGGTACGCTCTACCATCAGCTTGGCTGGTCTGAATACCTCCCATGCCTGTTTTTCGGTGGTCGCTCCACTGTAAATTTCCGACCCGTATTCGCCATCAGCACAAAACATATAATCGCCAATACCAGCAGCGATAATGGATTTTCCGTTCTTCCTGGGAATTTCGCCGTAAATTTCTAGAAACCGCCGCATTCCATTTGATTTTTTCACCCAGCCAAAAGCAGTCGTTAAAATAAATTGTTGCCACGGTTCCAACTTGAGCTTTTTTTTCTCAGCCGCCCAATGCCCTTTGACATGTGGTAGCCTTTGGATAAATATACAAATACGCTCGGCTTTTACAAAATCAAACTCATACTCCCAATTCTTTTCAAGATCATCAATTTGTCTTTTGCATGCTAATTTTACAAACTCACATGCAGGGGTAGATCCATCAAGCACACCACTAATATAATCAAACGCCCCTGCCACATTCGGATATAATTTACGTTCTTTTTTGGTAATCATCCAAACTCACTAAAACTATTATCTTCTTTTTTTGGAGGTACGACTAACCTTGTTCTGCAACTCGGGGTCATACCAAATTCAACCATAAATTTGTGCATCATCTGCATTGATCTGTTAGCGATCCCAACCAGCGGGGACTGGATAACATTCCCGTTTGTAGTTTTTATCATTAAACCACTTTCGACAATACCCTCTTCAGCCTCGACCCACCGTTGATAACATTGGCAATACGCAGCAAGAGCAACACGGTCAACCTCCGTTATCAGCCCGATTGAAAAAAGTTCCCTGGTAATTCGGTTCCATTCTTTTTTGGCTTCACCGATTATATGATCAGGAGCTTTAGGTATTTTCTTTTCAGGCTGAGGCTCATTTTTATTAAGTGGCCGCTTGCCTGGATTACCTTTCATTATTTTAAGTGCTGTTGGTTGCGGTTTCGCCCCACGCATGTATAACCTCCAAATTAAATATGGGAAACTCAATCCCCGCATGATCTATTAACAAACCGCAGATCCGAAGATGTAGATGGATCTATTATTCCTGCTACTCCTTCAGACCTTATACGCGCCGACCTGTAACCCCGGCGGTTTTAAATGCGCCCAGAAAAAAGTGAC